CCCGGACTCTATATACGCAGTCATTGGGGAGCCGTCATCATCAAATCCAACTTCATGATTGTAAACAAAGTTATTACTTGAGTTTGATATTGCACTAGAAGCAATAGGGCCATCAAGAACCCCGCTGTCTAGCCAAGCACCCCTAACCATAGTCCCTACAGCCCAGAGGTTTTCAGCGTAGTTGTAGCTGACATAATTTGATATTTCACCGCCAGAACCAACAGCAGGGTAAAACCATATAATCTCTGAAAATGCGTTATTTTCTGCGGCAAAAACTTTAAAAGATTGAGTGATATCTAAACCGCTTAAAACATAATCTTGGACTGAGCAAGCTATTTGCTGGACTGCACCGTTATATAGGTAGAATCCAGTTTTATCCATGAAGTAGACATTTCCTCTAGCATTAACAGCCGCATTGGGAGAAATCATGGATACGTCAGCACTAATTGTTGTGAACTGAAAAACAAACGGCGCACCTACAAACCTCATAGAATGCACAGACACATCAGTCCAGATTAGTATTTCCTGCCTTGTTTGGACGGCTCCAACAATCTCGCTTCCAGAGTTTACTCTTACTCCTCCAGCAGTATTTGTAGCTGATGGTGTCCAATCAGAGGCATTCTCTTGATCAGACCATCTGACCAGCAAAGGGTCTTGAGTGGCAGATCCAAGCGTATTAGCTCCGAAAGCAATAACATGCTTATCATTGTCACTAACAAGAATCTGTGCCGATACTGTCGGACAGTCAGAGGCTCCGCCTAGCTGGGCTATGTTAATAGCTCTGTTGGTTAACCCGTTAGAGCTATCCCAGTAAAAGATTCCACCGCCTCTTGCGTTAAAGATAAGGTCTTCGCCAAAGTTATCTTGACTGTATTGCCTTAACTGACCAGATACTCCAATCCCGGAACCGCTACCCCACGTTGAATCACCCCAAGGGTTAGACCCCCAGCCAGCAGCAGAAACATAGCTGTTGAGACCTGTATTAATTTGATAAGCCCCTACTGTTGAAGAGCCACCATTACCATTATCGCTTCCACTGGCGGAAACAGAGCTTCCAGCGGTGTTTTTTGCGGAAATAGTATAGGTATTTGCGCTTGTAACAGAAGCCACCTGATACTCTTGATTTAAGACTGCCGCAGTTATGTTCCCGTTTAGCGTAGCTGCACCAGAGAAGGTAACAAAGTCATCTTTAGCAGCACCATGAGCCGTATCAGTAACTACAAGGATTGGGCTGCTATTAGTAGCTGCAAACGTCACATCGCCAGCACTTGTTGTGCTTCTAAGCGGCGTTACATCGTTGGGGTTTATTCCCTCAAAAACGTAAAACTTTAAGTTGGTTCCAGCCCCTATATACTTTACAGACTGAAGAGAAGCCCAAGAAAAAAGGGATCGGCAAATGCCAAGAAAAGCTGTTGTATTAAGCTTAGTCCAGCCGCCAATCTTCTCCGGCCTGCCTTTCCTAAATCTTATCTTGTCAGCGTCAAACCATCCAGAATCGGCAGTGTATTCAGTGCCTTCCTTATCTACACCGGGAGCAAACTCTATTTTTTGCAGAGGCATTCTTGTTTACTCTACCGTCTTTCTTGAAGCTTTCTAGCTTGAAGATTACGCATAAGCCTTTCAAGCCCAGTGCCACCACCCCCAGCAAAGTTAAAGTTTCCCAGTTGTCCAAGACCCATCGCATCTAATGCAGAACGCCTAAGATCTCTTTCAACTTCTTCGCGGGGTAATTCTTTTTCTTTAGCTATAGCCTCTGCTGCTTTAAGATAAGTTTCACCATCAACGGTTCCTGATTTAGATCCAGCGACTAACGCTCCCTCTAGCTTGGTATTCCAGTCATCATCTTTGTCATCGTCTGGCCCTTTGGCTATCATCCAGTCAAGCCACTCTTCTTGACTTATTTGATCATCTCCATCTACATCCGCTGAACCAACCCCATCTTTTTCGTTGTCATCAAATCTTTTAAAATTTTCTTCGGTGTAAGCTTTACCATCATATCGAGTGCCGTACTTATTACCCTCTGGGTTTGGAGGAGGGATTAACTGGCTGGGCAAAGTTCCCGGCATATAGTTTTGAGCAGCTTCTGTAGCAGAATAAGCAGCAAGCTCTTTTTGGTCAATTTTCCCATCGCTGTTGGTGTCTTCCCCGCCATCATTAAGAATATAATTATAAGACTCTGCGGTTAAAGGGTTTCCTAACCGATCCGCCCCGTAACGGTATCTTAAATCCATAAATGGATCATCCGCAGGGGGTGCTGTAGTCCTTGCTTCTGGACTTGTTTGAGGGGGAGCTTTGGTGTTTCCATCAGCGGGAGGCTGAGTATTTCCACCAACGGGAGGCTGATTATTTCCACCATAAGGGTTGTTTCTGCCGCCATAAGGATTAGCTGGGACTCCAGAGCCACCCATACCTCTACCGTAGCTTCCTCCAAAGAACCCGCCTATCCCGCCACCGCCCTCATCACGATCATCAACGCCGTTCATGTTTCTGTCTTGAAAGTCAGCAGTTCTTATTGGGTTGTATCCACCACCTCCGTATCCACCGCCGCCTCCTCTACCGCCCTTTCCCCCACGAAAAGGGGCAGGCATAAAAGAACCCGGATAATCTGGGCGACTTCTAAGCTGATCAAGCATGTTTAAGGAACCCATACGCCTGTCTGACATAAGATCTTGAGGGCCAGACATAGCTGATATTAGGTTTTGAGTTCTTACTGGAGAGCCATAGCCGGGATCTCTAAAAGGGATATTAGTTGGAATTACTTGACCCATTCCTCCACCTCTAATCGAGCCAAGGGTATCTCTACCCATCCCGTAAAAAGGAGCGGAGTATTGGTTTCCCCCGCCAAACCCGCCACTAAAGCCTCCATTATATTGGGGCATTATCTGCTGATTAGGGCTGAATCCGCCATATTGCGGCATTCTTCTCTGATATGGGTTATTACCAAACATACAATTCTCCTGCTAGTTGGCTTGAGCCAGCATTCTATTTTTTAATCTTTCAGCCCTTTGAGGGGTTTGTTTAGCCCAACGGCTATCCATCATTTCGACTGATGCTTTTTCCCAGTCAGATTCTTCAATCGCCTTACCCATCTGCTTAAAGTTGCTAAGACCTCTTTGTCCTAGCTGAAAACACATATTTATCAAGATATGCTGCACCTCTTGAGGCAGATCATCCCAGTTATTGTAAATCTTCATACAGCCGCTTATTGCTATTTGTACGTCTTCTTGGAACAAAATGTAGCAGCGGTCTTCTGTAATGTGCTGATCGTCAGGAACTTCTTCCCAATTAATGCCGAAAATATCTAATTCTTTCTCTGGATCAGTGTCTAATATTTTGTGACCAATACCGATTGTTGCCGCTAGTTCACTACAAAGATAGGCGTGAAGAACCTTACCTTCGTCAGATGAGATTTCTTCGTATAAATCTTTAACGTCTACAGTCATATTATTTTTCGCGGCTAACCTTTTTTATCTTCTCTGCGCTACGCATAGCACCTAGCCCCAGCATACCAAGTAACACCGGCATCATGGTAGAGGTGTCTATTAAAGGTACAGTTACTGTAGATTCAGCAAGAGCTAAGATAAAGTTGACCATAGGGATCAGCACAAAGTTAGAAGCCATGCCCAACACGCATACCCAGCCGACAGCCGGTCGCCATCCCGCCACAAACAAAGACGCTGACGCTGCTTCTGCCTTGTTCACCTCAAGCTGACCTTTTGCCAACTCCTGCGCGTGACGCTCCGACATAGTGGCTATTTGGTGCGCCAAAGCATTCTTCTGGTCTTTGTCTTCGATAAATTTATCTAGAAGACCTGCCACAGGGCCAATAAGTGACTCGATCACAGTAAGATACTCGCGATTATTATCAACAATATAACGCCAGAAGCTACTGTTAACAGGCCAAGAGTTTCATGTTCAATGCTGTGAACCTTGCTCCAGACTTCTTTGCCAATTTTTGCTAATAGATTTTTCATGTCAATGCTCACTGATTTACTTAAATAATTCTGTATCTTTGCTAACCATTTTTGGTACGCAGTAGGCAGATATGTTCTCTTGCCATTTGTATGGCTGTCGGTCTGACGATGTCTCTCCTCGTTCTACCGCATTAGCAAAGTTGTTACATCTATATATGCTTTGAAATAGCATCTCTTCTGTAGTGACTATCTCGCCATCTACAACAACAATCAAAAGAAACGCTATTAACATCACTCACCCTGTCTATACGCCCATATAGCTGCAAATAAAAACCCCATCGAGCAAACCCAAGTGAACATTATAGTGCCGACTAACTTCATAGTTTTTTTCAACTCAAGCCTACGCTTTTTAATAATTCGTAACTCTTTCTCATGGGCGTAACGGCTCTCTTCCATGCGTTTCTTGATGCTGGTGTAGAGGTCGTACTGCACTTGCATCATACAGATGTCTTTCAGTTGCTGGTCAAAATTAGCAAGTTGCCGTTTAGCACTTTCCATCTTGAGAGCATCTTTATAGCTCATTGCGCCAGCTTTGGCTTTTTCTA